ATGTAACATAATCTTTCTAGGTTTATGTTTACCTAGACCTTTATTAAACAAAGATAATGCTTCATGTGAATGAGACATATCTTGTTGGTATCTCCTACCTTCAAATGATTTTTTACCACGATCATACGTAGATAAAGAATCCATACTACAAAAGTCACCCATGCATATTACATGTGTAGCCTTTACATCTGCTGCAAGTCTACCTGCCCACAGAAATCTATCATTGCTTGCTTTAGGTGTGCAATGAGGGTCACCTATTACAACATGTGTTGCCATTAATTTAACTCCTTTTCACGTTTCTGTTTTAAGTATTCTAAAAAGTCCACAACATTATCCTCATCATCAAACTGAGCAACAGAATTTAAAGTTAAATTCCTTTCGTTGTTATTCTTTTTATCATCAGCAAACCCACGCAATCCCCACAGAAACGTAGAATGAGGATCGGTAGTTGCCATTTTTATCATGCCTCTAGCTATAGTAGAGCATAATTCGTATTGTTCTGTTGACATTTTAGAACGACTGTCCATTACAATGCCACAGGTAAATCCTTTTTCCCAAGGGCTAACTAATACTTTAATTGAATTTAATACATTTACTTTTTTATCTTTAGCCATTCCAATATATATCCAAGTTCTCTCTGTTATATTCTAATACTTTATGTTCAAATCCTCTTTTCATGCTTGTTTTACCAAAATACTCTGCTTTCTTTTCATCATCAAATATCTGGTTAGTAAACAATCTATAGTCTTTATCTTTTTTATTTTTAAAAACTACAAAGTATAACATCATATAGAGTCGGTGGAAAATAGACCCCTCAAAACTATTCCCCACCATACTCACTAGCCTCATCCTGTTTAGGATTATTGACTTCGGTATACCAAACCCATTTAGGGTTCTTACCTTTAGATTGTTGTTGTGGTAACAACTTCAATCCACTCCCCCAACAAGGAAGTTTGTATGGGCAATACGAACACACAAAGCCCAAAACTTTATTACCAGTAGGTTTACTTCTAAATGTTTCATCAATAGCATCATAACATCTTTTAAAAGGTTTATCGCTAGATAATGCTTTAACATTTTTTTCTGCATTTGTCAATGCATTTCTTTTATAAGGTGCAGATACTGCAGGTGTTTCACAAACAGTCCATTCACCTGTAGATTTATTAATAGCTATCCACCCACCAAAATCTTTCTTTTGTCCTTCAGCATATAAAAATCCTTGTGACGCATAACCAAAGGAATCATCTTGAACAACTGCCTCAAATCCACCATCTTCTCCAAACTTTTTTTCAAACGAATATGGCGATGCACTTTTGATATCCCAAATTTTTCCATCAATCTCAACGTCTTGTTTTCCTTCAATGGTGTGTTTATCAAATTTATATTTAATTTCTTTTTGCTCATTCTTTACTTCTACTCCTGCAGATTTCATAACAAATATAGATAAAGCCTCAATCAAATCACCAAAGGTATTTCTCATTTTATTGCTGTAAGGTGCACCTTCACCTTTAATACCTTTAGCTTCCATCTGTAATTGACACAATGGTCTACCTATATTTGACATTCTAGGTTTAAACTCAGTCTGTCGTTTCTCTGAGAATTGTTTTCGGAGTATAGCTTTACAACTCTCTCCAAAAGCATCTACCAATTCCTCAGAGATAACAACAGGTTCTTTCGATACCTTGTCTAAGTACGTTTGTACTTTATGAAGTATCGTGTTCATTATGATGCTAGCACTTTTTCTGGTAAAGGATCATCAAGTTCCTCTACAATCTCTGCATCAACTTTATCAGCACTACTTGGCCCTTTTGATTTAGCCGTATTGTATAGATCAATAACTTCTTTATTTTCTACATCAATAGACTCTTGAAATACTTTCAATGTTTCCATGTCAGTATCTGATAGTTGAAGATTTGCATTTGCATTCACAGCTATTTCTGGAACATAAAATACATTGCCACCTTTTTTCTGTCTTTTAGTATCAAGAGAAAAAGTACAATTAAACATAAGTTTTTTTCTTTTTTTCAATTGATCTAAAGCAGCACTTACAGGTGAGAATGCTGTACCAGTAACTCTATACAACACTGGTAAATTTTCTACATTATGAGCATTGCCATTAGCAGTTTTACCATCTTTAAATGTTAATAAACCATAAACTAATTTATAACATCTAATAGTTCTTTGTTGTTCAAGTTGTTCTGGAGTAAGGTTTGCTCTTTCTTTGTAAGCAATCTTACCACATTTTGTACCACCAAGAATATCAATAGCCTCATCTTTCCAACTCTTAAAGATTATAGATCTATTTATATACTCACCTTTATCAGCATCATAGTGCATGTATTGCATTGCACTTATGAATGGTCTTAATGTTACAGGTTTACCATAAACATTTTGACCCACTGAAGAATCGTAAGTGTAGTAATGACCTACTGGAAGTTGATTACCATCATCATCTTCTGGTGTTCTGTTGATAGCAAGTCTAGGTATATTTGTACCTGCACTTGAACCATCATCTTGTCCAATGATTTGCATTATTTGCTCATCAGACATTCCTTGCATATTTACTAAGTTATTATCAGACATTTGTCCTCCTTATTATAGTTAAGCCTTATATCATACTTTTGCAAAAAAGTCAAGATAAAAATAAACTAATTATTGCAAATAAAAATACAGCTAATACACTAAGTTTTAGTAGCTGCGACAAAATAATTATAGTATACATTAACATATTTTAGTCTCATCTGTTGTGATTTTAACATCTAAGCCATCAGTCTTTGCATAATAATCATACTCAGAAAAAAACTCATGCTTTTCGTTTAAGTATAAAATACTAGGCTCACCAACGCATTGATCTTTTAATGCTACATATTCTAAATATGCACCATAGCTATCATCATGAAACTCATCAAGAGTTTCTAGTGCTTCTATTTCACTCATCTTACTATTTCTACCTCCTCCATATCTAACCAATTATATCCTATCTTGATCTCAGTGTCAAGGGGAACGTTAAAGTTTATGTTGTAATACATCTTAAGTGCAGGTATTACATCTTCTGTACCTTGCTTAAAAATTAATCCCATCTTATATGCTTCACCTGGATGAACATCAGCAACAATAGAATCATGCACTGTATTTATAAGCAAACTTTTTACACCCTGTGCCTGCATTAATTTAGATATTTGTATACATGCTAATGGTACAATATCAGCTGTAGCAAATCCTTGCACAGGATAATTTTTTATTTGTGTTCCATAAGTTGAACCACCCCAAGGTGTTCTCTCTGCATATGGAAACGAGTATTCTCTACCAGTTGGTAGTTTAACTCTTTTATAACGTATGGCTTCGTCTTGTAATTTATCATGCCATTTTTTTATATCTTTGTATTTTTCTAAAAATTTAGAATAATATCTTTTTTCATCTTCAGTACCAGTTGTACCACCATACAAAGGTTTAAATGTATGTGCCTTTGCATCTTGTCTAGATACACCAATAATATCTGCAGTATATTTATGTACATCAATATTATTTTTAATATCCTCCATACCTTGTTTATCTTGTGATAAGAAAACAGCAGTTCTAAATTCAAGTTGTGCAAAGTCTACTTCTATAATTTGTCCATCTTTAAATCTAGATTTAACAACTTTTCGTATTGGAAAAGTCATACCTCTTGGTTGGTTTTGAAAGTTAGGATCTCTACTTGAAAGTCTACCTGTAGCTGTAACTGCTTGCATAAACTTAGGATGTAGCAAACCTTTTTCATTTGTAAAGTTTTCAATACCAGATACAAATGTATGTAGATATGTATCTACTGCATTGTGCCTAACTACTGCATCAATAAACTCTTTAAACTCACCTTCAGCCTCAGATGCAATTTTATTTAAAGTTATTCTATCTGTTCTAAAACCTGCTTCAGCTATATCATAAACACTTCTAGGTCTTTGATTAAATCCTGCAATCTTTGCCATTGGTGCATATGTATATCCATCACCATTACACTCAGAACACTTAGTATAATTTTTGTATGGACTTCCATCTTTTTTTATTTTTTTAATTACACCCTTACCTTGACAACTAATACATTGTTCAGCTGTAGTTTTATAAATAACTTCAGTATTATCTTTTACTAAGTTTCTAAATTGAACTCTAGAAAATTGTGGTCTTTTTTTACCTTTACCTGTATTCTTATCAATACCTACATTAAATATTTTTGCCCAATGTTTTTTATCTTTTGGTTTTTTAGAATAGATTAACCAAGATAATTGTTCTGGGCTAGATAAATTAATTTTTGTATCTCCCATTTGTTTATAAACTATCTTGTCTATCTTTTGTTTTAATGCAAAGAACTCAGCTTGATATTCTTTTTTAACTTTTTCTAATTCATTTAAGTCTACAAAAATACCATTACGTTCCATATCAGCTAACACAATTAAAAATTCATTCATCATTTTAGCTGTCATTAATAAGTCTTTATTTTTTGGTAATCTAAAGTCTGCCATTTGAGAATCAAATAATCTTCTAGTAATAGCTACGTCCATTTTACCATACTTTTCAACAACATCATGTGGTATATTTTGAAATGGTATACCTCTGTCTGTAAAATCTTTTATCTGGCTATCTTTAGAACCAATACGTCTTCTACGACAACACATTTCTAATGTTAAACTTTTACGAATACCTTTATTAAGTATATACTCCCCTAACATAGTATCATAAACTTTACCATCATATTTAAATCCTGCCTCTAACAACCACATTAAATCAAACTTAATGTTGTGTCCAACTAATAAAGTTGTCTCATCTAACAAATCTTGTATCTCTTTAAAACAACCTTTGTCTACTCTTTCAGAATGGTTTGTAAAAAAATACTTATCATCTATTCCAACACTAACAAGTATATTGTCTGGGTGAAATGGTGATGGGTCATAGCCACCCGTATCTGTAACTTGCCATGATGTCTCTACGTCTACTACTCTAATCATCCTTCGTACCTACTTATTTCCTTTCTTATAACACATTGTGGTTCTCCGTGAAAACCGTTAATTTTATTTTTACTAATACATAAAGTTCTAGTTCTATCAGATGGGTCTGCAGATTCATTCTTACCAATACCAATAATTAAATCAGCTTCAGCTGCCTTACCTGTCTTAGAGTTTTCCATCATATCAAATGATATACTATTTCTATTATGTGCGTCTGCTGATGCTTGAGATATAGCAATCACTGCACAATCTCTTCGTTTAGCAATCTCTCTTGCACTTGTGTATATTTCTCTAAGTTTTTCATCTGTTCTTGCATATGTACCAGAAACATTTATTTTGTCAAGTTGATCTATAACGACAATATCTGGTTTATGTTTTTCACAATGAGCATCAATGTCATCTATTGACCAATCAACTGTATCAAACATATGAATATTATCTTTTATTTCTTCCCACATTTGTTTTGCATTACTAGGTAATTCTTTTACCTCGTCTCTTGTCATTCCAGAATAACAAGATATTGCTCTCATCTGTGTTCGAACTGCAGGTTCTTCGTTTATAAAGGCATGAATCTTTGCACCTTGATATGCAAAGCCTTCTGGTCCAGAGCATAAGCTAACCCAGAAAGCTGTCTTACCAGTCTCTGGTCTAGCAAATGCTATCATAAGATTTCCTGGACCTATACCACCAACATTGTTCTTTAACACAGGAATGTTAAACTGCCATTTAGTTGTTGTGTCTAATAATCCTAATACTTCTTCTACATCAGAAGTAACTGCAGGATTTTTATCTTCATCAACTTCTTGTTTATGATTCTCAATCATAGAAACTATACTGTTAAAGTTTGCGTCTTTACCATTAAATATTTCTGTAGCTTCAACTGCAATCTTTTGTGCTAAGTCTCTGTTAGATAAAACTTTAATTATATCTTTAGCTATCTGTTCACTTGGTTCTTCAACTTCTTTTATATCTTCAACTAATTCACTAAACTTTTCTCTAGCTGCTCTAGTAAGTGCAGGATTAAAAACAGTTGTGTGCAATGAATATAACTCATCAAGTTTTATATCTGCATCATATTTATCATGTGCTTTAGTTATTGTTTCATATAAAGAACTTATGTCTCCAGAAAATATAGCAGGAGATATTGAACTTCTATATTGTGTATAGAAATTTTTTTTAAGCATAAGTCTTATCATTTGCTTTTCTATCATCTATCCTCGCTTTCTACAAAGTCTTTTATTGGTCTGTGTTCGTAATGTAAATTTTCAAATTTATGTATTAACTTTTTATATTCTTTTATTTTACTACCTGCTTTTCTAAGTTGAGATTGCAAATATGCAATTTGTTTTGCATGTCTCTGTCTAACTTCTTCAGCTGATTTTAAATCTAAATCTTTAGACTTTAACAAAGATTTAAGTCTAACTATCTCTACCTCTAGTTCATTCTTTTCCATAAAACATCTCCTGTATTTGTTGTGTATTATAATATTTTAAATCATCTGTCAATGGTTTAACAATTACATTCTCAAAACCAGATGAACGTAAATTTTTTGCCATGTCATATGCTTTAGTTGTTGCGTCACGGTCTAGACATATATACAAATTTTTGTATGGTGTCAAGTGACTCTTGTGTGTATCTTTTAAACTTGTACCCATAATAGCAATACCTGTTAAAACATTTGAAACAGCACAAGCTGATGGACAATCTTCTACAATAACTGCGTCATTACAATTACCAGATTTAAATGGTACATCTTTATTGCCATACATAAACCATTTTGGATAAACATTTTTATTTAAACCTCTACCAACTGCACCTACTATTTTATCTGAGTGTCTATTACGAACTAAAAAAACTACTCTGTCTTGTTTAACATCATATTTAACTTCTGCTCTATGCCAAGCCCATGCTTCCCAACAATTATTTTTGTGTAAATATCTCATAGCTTTTTCATTAGAGAAAACAGATTGAAAACTATCTGGTATTTCAAATTCATTTTGCTGTTTGCAAAAACTACCACTACTTGTAAAAACTTTAACTACATAATCCATATTTTTTTCTCCTTCTTTTTTACCTCTGGCTGAACATGACGCATGAAAACAAAACCAACTTAATTTATTTTCTGTAGTGTCTACTGCAAATGTATGCTTATTATTACAAAAGGGACAATCCATTCTCACCTGCGAATCTGGTGAAACGGAAAGTCCCTCTACAACTGCGAGTTGCTGCTTATAATTCAAAGCAAAACTCTTTCTGGTTTTATATATTCATAAGTAAGAATATATCTGTTGTCTGCATGAAAACTATCTGGTTCTACTTTTAATAATTTTTCATTTAAATATAAAGCAGTTTCATTCTCTACCTGTTCTAGTGTTGGTTCTTCTTTGAATGATATTATTCCTGTTGCGAATATTCCCATGCCTCGAAGTATTATTTTGTATTTTTTCATTGTCTAAGTCCTTATCATAATTTTTTGATTTTGTCAAATTATTTTTTTTAAGTTGCTTATAATAGTTTGGGTGTCTGAAAACAAACATAGCTATTCCTTTGTCAACTCAAAATTTACACAAGTCATTCCACTTGTTGGGTGACTAGACTCTGTCCATTTAAAAGGACATGTCTTCAACCAATCGTAGAACTTCTCATAGTTTTTTTCTAGTTCATTATCCTCATCATAAAAATCACGAAGATCTGCTGGTCCAACTGTACTCATATCAATGCTCCTTATAACTTACTTGTTTAACTCTACGATCCCAACAAGCACGACAATCATTACACTTACCATCTTGTTTGTAAGCAGGGCATTCTCTACCTATTGGTTTCTTATCTCTATGTACACCAGAAGTCCACTTCCAAAATTTAGGTGGTGGGCTATCAACTTTTGTAGCTGATACACGCAGACATAAATTTTTAGGTACATCTTTTACATCAAGACCATCAATTAGCTGATACTCTTTTGTAGCTAACCAATGTTTTATATGTGGTGTATTCTCACATACCTCAAATATCTTCATTAAATGTGCAAAAGATTGTATATCACCAGAGTCAAACCAACGGTGAAAAAGCCTTGATTTATCTAGGTTTTTGTACTTTTGGGTAATAAGTTCTGACATATAATCTACCCATTCTGTCATGAGTATTGAGTCATATCTTTTTTGATACATAGTTTTTACAACTGGAAAAACATAACAACCTTTACCAGCGTAACATTTCTTACATATCGTGCCATCTATCTTGGCTAACTTCATACCTGTCTTACAATATTCAATAGGTATACCCCAAGCATATGATGGCATTTTACTTGGATTGGATAATGTTCCAATCTTTTTTTCTATATCTTTTATTTTCATTTTACTACCTCATCATGTGGTAATCTATCAAGGCTAGTACTAAAAGGTATTAGTGTCTTATCTTCTAGTGCGTCACCTTGAACAAAAATATAACCAACTGTCCAACCTGCTTTCTTTAAAGCAGAACGAACAACCCACTCAATATCTTGAGTAGGCTCTGGTTCATTTTTATTTCTCCATTCTAGGTTTATTGATGCTTTCATAATATCCTTTCCCAACTAAATACTCATAAAGTTTTTTACAAGTTTTAGGTGTCTTATCTCCTAATTTAAAAATACCTATAACTGCTTTAGCAAATGATGTATAACCAGTTACTCTAGGATTAGTCATAAGTATTCCATGTTGAGCCTGCATTTTTAATGCACGAAGCAACATATTTTGCTGAAGTGTATAACCATCTTCAAACACATGCGTTCTTAAGTCTGGCATGATTACTCCTATGTTAGTGTTAATATAATATATATTACACTAAAAAGTCTGGAATGTCAACTAATGTATATTTTGCAAATCGTTTTTTCTCACCAATATAATAGTCACGATATGATTTTATATAATCATCAGACTTATATTGATCTGGCATACATAAAGGTGGACGCATAAATTCGCCTGTTAAATCTTGCCAATACTTTAAATTATTTTTTAATAGATAAAATATTCTAGAAGTTGTATGAACTTTTTTGTATCTTAATTCATATTGTTGTAGTAAGTGTTCTAACAACTGCATAGTCCAAGAAAAATTACCACCACTATTGCCAACCCAAATAGTCATTGGGTGTCGTGGATATGCAGTTTTGTATAAATCAACATTGTAAAAATAGCACTCATCAAAATGTCTACGATATGCAGTAGATAACATTTGACCTGTCTCAAGTATCATCTTTACTACATGTTTATCACAATGATATTCAGCACATGTCTTTGGGTCTTTGTGTAGATGAAATATATTCATTTGTATTTATCCTTAATCTTTCGCATTCACAT